ACAGGGTGATCACCACCTCTTATCTGTTTCCAAGAAGGCCATTGGTATGGGCCGTTTCTGTGATGGAGCAGCGGATTAAGGACTAGTGCTGCGCCAATATGCTTATAATAATCCACTACTGTTGTGCAGGCATTATTAACTATATTGCCGATTCCAAAGCATGCCTCGTGATAACCTATATCTGTTAACGAATTCTTACCCCCCTGTTTTATAACATCAATAACTGGAAATATTCCCAAAGGTGTCGATGAGATATACCCTAGGGTATTAACGGATGAGGTGATTGGTTCATATATAGTGGTGTTTAACCCAACAAAATCTGTCTGAATCCATTCTAAACTGGTTTCATATGTTTCTGCAGAGTGATCATCAAAAAGCTGACTAGTGGAAGTATCACCCATTGGAGTTTCGTATGGACCTACATCTATAGCTTTTTCGCTTTCTTTTGGCATAAAGGAGAAAGAGTCCCATGCATACCAATTGTTTAGGTTAAAATCCTGACCTACGCCGGCGCCCGTGTCTATGCCATGGCGCACTCGGCCAATGCCGGAATCACTAGCAGTTAAAAACGAATAATCCAAACATCCGCTGACTTCTGCACTAGAGGTGATCCATGAATAACCCAGATCTTTTCTTGGTATATTGTGTTGTACCCACCAGTTGTCGTATACATCTTTACACTCTATAACGTAATAGTTGCCAGGTAATCCAGCAACTAGTGGCAATCTCGCCCCAACAGGAAAAACATTCATTGTTCCGCCGGCTGCTACTTCATTTGAGATCGAAGTATATGAAGCTCCGATTGATGGATTCGCTTCAGACTCACCCATTCTCCACCAAGAAACAAGATTGTCTTTTGCGCTGTGTGCGTTTAAATCGTGTGGGCCGACAAAATAACCATCCGAATAAATTTCTTTTATCCCTTTCTCATTTAACTCTTTATTCCATATACTAACTTCGTCAATATAGCCATCCGCCATATAAGCAGGGGCTTCATCAGTCTGACCCAAACCATTAGACCCACCTATTCGTATATTGTCGTGTGAGCCTATACCGGCAGAATTGTCCATGGCGATATAAGCAGGCTCAGTCTCCGGAGGATCTCCAAATACAGATGTCGCAGTAGTAAAATCAGTAACTCTCTCTCCATTTACATATAGGTTTATTCCCTCATAAGCCTTTGTGCCGCCGATTCCATTGTAAGTTACTGCCAAGTGCACCCACGAACCTTCATGATCGGTGAGGGCAGTAGACATAGTTTTAGAAACAAAATTCCCATAATAATTAACACCGTCGTTAGACACATCTCCCAATGTCATAGATAACTGATCGTTGCTAGTGACTCTCAGACCATATGTTAAAAAGATAGTTTCTATAACAGGAAAATTGGTTGCCTCGTCCATCTTCACCCACGCGCTTAAACTAAAGGACTTGTCAGTTGTACCATCTCCAAAATTCGTCAAAATAGAGTGGCTAACCTCCCCATACAGCAGGCCAGTAAAGTCTGCCGCATAAGTATTGAAATTGGTGGTGTCTTGCGCTTCCAACCTCTTTATGGGATTTCTGTTAACTTTGTGATACGATGCAGAAACAACCTCATAAGGATTATTATACACTCCTGGATCAGCATACCAACTCACAAGATGATCTCTAAAGGTTGAAAACCCAAATGGACCACAATGCTGAGTCAACTTACTGTATAGTGTCCCCTCTCCTCCGTAAGCCCGAATAGGATTACGAAACGGTAGGGCGTTATAAGCAGAATATTCACCAGATTCTATATCCAAAAATCCAGCAGATGTTTCAGGGCCACCCGGGGCAGAAAACCTTTCTGTTATGACATATTTATTTGACCCACTGACTGTGCGATCTGGCATTGTATAATCCAATACACCAGATATGTGCGTTGAAACAGAAGCTTCCGGAGAATAACCTTCGTTTTTAACCAACGACCTGTTATTTGTTTTTCTACCAACAGTGTTAATTAATTCATAATCGTGTGTATAATTACCGATAATTGTTGAGCCGGTTTGCTGTCGAATATTTTTAATATTAAGCGGTCTCTTAGCAACCTCATCTCTGTAATAAATTGCATAAGGATAATGCAGATTGCTTCGCGCTGCACCACCAGCATTATTGCCTGCAAATTCTGGCCCATACAATCTTGCACACTGTACCATACCAGATGATCCCGTATAGCCAATTGCTAATTTCCAGCCCTCCGGTCTATCTAATGCAGTGTCCAAAGTTTCCTTGGAAGAAGACACATTCAAAGCAACATGTCTATGCTGTTTACCTCCAACATATTTTTCTGTAAACGGCCCTTGTAATGGTGTTTCTTTTGCACCAGCATATGCATCGGTATGTATACCCGAAAATTCCACCGCCCTACCCAATCCTTGAGGGATTGGCGCCATGTGTCCAGAAGAAACAGAGGAGCTATAAATTGTAAACGGGAAAGGAATACCGGCCTTCATATCCGTATATGTATTTAATTCCGGAACGGTTGCTTTGAAAGCATATTTCTTTTTTGTATCTAGGTCATTATAGTCGACACAATCACTGTTGTCACCCAAATCCACTGAACTTCCAGGTATTTCGATATAACCCTTCAAAGGATCCAACAAGTATTTAAACCTTGTTATTGGCTTGTAAAAATCAATTTTCTTATTTAAATAAAAGTTTGTTCCATGATAAGCGGTATTAACTACGTCCATAGAAAACTTATATGGCTTCGGAAAGCGTTTTAAAGCGTATGTAGACCCAGAAATAGCATCTTTTGTGTAAGCTTCTAGAATAGATTCTTTATCAGAGTTAACACCAGCGTCACTAGAAGAAAGAGGATGTTCGGATCTCTCTGCACGTTCTTTCCACCAAAAACAGTTTGTGTTCTCCGCATGCCCCGTACCGCCGGCGAAAGCGCCTTCAAGGATTAGATCACCTGCAAACCCATTTGTGGCCGCAAGTACATTTGCATGTCCGTTTCCGGTGATTCCAACAGAATCGAAGGTCAGATCAATAGTTCCGTCGCCGGCGCTAGCGTCTGCCGTGATTTTGAGGTCAACAGAATTAACAGAAGTTACGTTGCCGTCGCTAAAGGCGGCATATTCGCTTGTAACTCCGTTGATAGCACTAGCCAAAGCGGTAGCGCGTTGGGCGGTGGTCAGCGGATTGGTGCCGCCGGCGTCAGAGTGGCGAGAAATGTAGTAGACATTTCCTGACGCGCCAGCATTAACTTCATTAAGCCCATGCACAAATTTAAATGTATAGGTGACACCATTCCCCCCCATCACTACGGGAGATGTTAGCGTAAATGTATGATCGTTGGCTACGCCGGTGACGTCAATGGCGTTAGCTAACGTTGCGCTGGTACCGATGGGCGCGTGACCATATTTCCAATTGTACGCTAATTCGTTGATACCGAATAGCGGAGCTTCTGGATCACTCAATTTACCTTCTAGCGTTGGAAACTTATTCCAATATTTATTTCTCTCAAGAACATGACTTTCCACTAAAGTTCTTAAATTCTCTGAGAAATTTGCAGAAGCTGGAATAAGTTCTTGTAACATCACCGTTAATGAATTATCAACCCATTTGTAAAAATCTACATACCTATCTAAATCTGGTGTGTTACCAATCTTTTCAAAAAACAACGACCTGAGTTTACCCATGTCCTTATAATCTTGTCTATATCGATTAACCGGTTCACCAATCAAGTTGTTAAAATCTTTAATAGTAGAGAACACCTTTATAATTTCATCCGAGATGACATTGTACATGCTCTTTTCTACAGCAAAGTAAAAATGGTTTGGTTCTGTGTCTCTCGTAAAGACATCATCATCGTCAGTCAATATGTTAATCATATCCTGACTAGAAGCCACTTCTGGTAACCTCTTTTTGGCACTGTAAACATACTCGCGATCAATCGACTGTGCGCTACTAGCCGGGAAAAATCTACCATAACCAGGATATTGCCTACCCACTGTATCGCTCAACCATCCATATCTTGTTAACATCTTTGTATCAGAAGAACCAGAAGATGCATCCTCGACCACAAACCCACCATTAGCATCGGATGTATCAGTTGTTTCGAAATTCCAATTCAAAATTAGAGTGTCTTTCTTCGGCACGTGCGTTCCAAACATGCCAGTTTGCATCAAATATGTGCTACGATATGGACTATCAACACCAAAATTGTTAGCATCACTACCATGTGCCCTTACTTCTTCATTATCTATGTTGCTGTACCACGCTCGGAGTGATGATACTTTCATATCCGATCTTGTCACAACCGAACCAGTGAAGTTAGTCCTGTGTGCACCAACATACATACGATTAGAACCAGAGTGAACTAGTTCCGCATTAGTTTTTGTAAGAGTGGCTGTGCCGGAAACATGGAATTCATTCTGTGGATAATCCAATACCATATTGACACCATAAAAGTCAATATCATATTCTACCGGGGGATCAACGGTGCCACTAATACCCGGAACCATGGGATATTGGCTAGGCTTGAATCTTACTGCAAAATTCCATTTTTGGTTATCATAAACACCCCTAAACATGCTACTCGTTAAGGTCGGAAAAATTGAATGAACTGAATCGTGAGTAGTTCCTGACAGCATAAAATAGCAATCTTTAGACTCATAATGGTTCTTTATTGCATAAACTTGAAAATTGAACAAGTCAACTGTTGCCCATGTATAGTCGTCACTATCCATTGACGAAGAGTGCATACCAAATATAGACGACGACACGTATGGATACGCTTGATATATTAGACTATCGACATCATGTTTCTTAGGAAAAATAGCTTCAGCCTCGAAAGTCACTGGTATTCCGGCACTATCAGTCATAGGTGTGCCTGGAATATATGACAAACTATTAGCATTGCTACTTTGGGTAGCCTGATATACGGTTGCCTCAAATCTATCTGTATGATTAAAGTCTGCGTATCTTTTTATAGTGTCAGTTGAATAATAGTTATCTTTTAAAGTATAAGTGGCGCCATCGGTGTACATGTTCAAACGAACTAACTCGTCATCAACCCCAAAACACCTTATGAGATTTCGAAAGGACTTTTCGGTTCCTTTCATTTTATAGATATCTACTAAATTATTATAAATGTTTCTGTATATAAGATTCTTTACATCTTCCAATTTATCTGAATATTGCAGTTGTTCTCCGCGAGACAATAACTTTTCCAGTACAGTACTATCGGTGAAGATTTCTGGCGATACAAAGCCGCTAGAATCAAGCAATGATTCCATAAACGGAAGAGGTTTAAAACTACCACTCTCATAAATAATATTCTTTAAATCTGGAAGATTTTTTATCTGCATGTGCAAATTATCAAAATAACTCCCCATTATTTGGAGTAATTTTTTGAGTGTGTTCCTGTCTTTTGTCTCGTCCTCCTCTATTATCCACGAAGGAACAGAGAAATATAATGCGGAATTATTTCTATAATCGTATTCCTTCCCTTTTGCAATAGAGCTAGTCAACAATGCATTAACATCTGCATGTGCAGAATAGATGATAGGATCTTTGAATTCTGTTATAGACCCATGTTTAAATTTACCGGAGCTAGACATGTATGTTTCCATAGCAGACCCAGTGTTCCTAGCATTAGAGGTATACCCAGTCCAAACACCATTAGAGATCCTCCCAGAATAATCTAAAACAGCAGAATCGGTGGCACTAACTCCAACTTTCCCTTCATTAAATTTATAATACACCCCCAAATGTGTATTGGCTGTATCACTGTTGGTGCCTCCACCAACTTGTGTAAACCAATATCTACCAATTTCTTCAGGGGTACGTTTTACTTTCCAATATCTAAACTCATCTATAGATCCGGATAACTTACCGTAACCCCTGTATATATTAGGAGTTGAAGTTACGGTGCCAGAGGGGGCTGTGTTCAAAGCGCCGATTGTTGCCACCAAGGCACCACTTACATAGTCAATTGTACCAGAATCTGGCGTGATTGTGTGATTATGAGCGCCATCAACATATAAAGAGGTTTTAACAATGTTGCTACCAGAGTTAATAAAACTTATGGCATAATGGTGCCAAGCATCATCTGCCACGGCAGCCTTGGTCATATTCTGACCAATCGAAGCAGTTTCAAAGCCGGCTGTTCCCGACATATAGGTCACCAAGAAAACTGGATCATTTGTTGTAATAGTTCCAGTTAACTCTACTCTCAGACGCCCATAGCCCCTACTAGAAGACATGCTTGAAGTGGTATATACATCAACGATTACTTCTCTTTGTGTTCTATCGACGTCATCTTCCGTGGTTAGCCATTGGCCCTTTTTTAACCAAAATTCCACGGTGTTTCCGTCATTACCACCAATCTTAAGATTAGATTCTCTATTCTCAGAAAGATCCCATATGTTTGCTTTATTATTATCTTTCGCCCAACTTCCGGTGAAAATGGAATCAGCTGCGTTTGGACCACCTTTGACTGTGATATATTCTAGAGTAGACGGTTTGCCATAAAACGTTTCATTGGTGGTTACTCTAAACGAAGCTGCTCTGGTACCCCAACCATCTGGAGAAAATACTGCGTAACCAGTTCTTCTAGGATATTCATTCTCAAATATATATTTATCCAAAAACGAAGAACTGTTTTCCCACTCTATCTTTTCTTTTAATGATCCATCGTATGGGTATGTTTGATAAACTCTTTTAATCGAATCTTCGTAATAAGACTCTGCCAGCCCGTAATGCGCAAAATTCTCTGGCTTACTGTAGTCGATGTGGGGTATAAATCTACCCCTCTCTTCCACTACCGCATCCACTAATTCTGGAGATTCGACTGAACCTCCCAAATCATCAAGGCTTTTATTCTTCAATACCTTTATGTTCTTTCCATAAAAATATTCTTTTGATCCCATCTATTCCACCCTAAATTTGAAAACTTCTTCTTGTTCTTTCCAATTTTGATTGTCGTAATACGCCAGTTGGATCCCATACATATATCCGGATTCCAACATCGTCATGTCTAAATCAAAATAACTTCCGGATGCATCGTAAGAAAGTTGCGTATGCAACGTGCTTCCGGTGCCAAATGAAATGGCTTCCAAACCGTCTACCGCCCTAAAGATTCTAAAAGATGCACTCTCTATTGTCTGTATTTCAGGATCTCTTGAGGCGACAGTGTAAATTGTCGGATTCCAATCTTTTTGTCTCGTGGTTACTCTAAACCTCACCGTTTCGTTTCTGGAGTAAGCAGCCTTCATGTTTTTAATGTTGTTGACATATCCCGGACTTGTGTTGTGAGAACCAGCTGAAAATCTCTTTAATGTGTCGATACTGCCGGTGTGATATTGTGTAGCACCCAAATACCACACATCGAATAATCGATCTAGATCCGGATCGCTGCCATCTTGAAAAGAATATGTAGTATAATCCGATAAGTGTGTCACACCAGATAAATCAATGCTCCTATTTCCATCATAGCCGTACTTGTCTTGGTCCAACCACAAAAGCATTTGTGAATCAACCCCTCCCGAAAAAGTGGTACTATCTACAAGATCATTTGGCCCTGATTGCCCACCTGTAGTATTTGCAAGAATCACACTATTGCCGCCAGCACCAGCTGCAGCTGTGAGGTTACATGTTTTATTATCTGAACCTGCGGCGCCCTCGTTTGTACCGGCAATTGCAGCAGTTATTCCAGCAATACCGTTTGTTGTGTCACCAGCACTTGAACCGTATCGTACTTTTGAAGTATCCGATTGTCCGTTAAAAGCGGAAACGAGCAAAGTTGTGGCATTTGCATAATCATTGCCAGTGCTAACATGTATTGTATCTGAGCTTGGATCTCCGATTCCGTCCTGAAATGTGACTGTAATAGTTTCCCCAGTGCCGCCGATGCTAGTTGGTACATTAATTGTAAAACTATCGCCATTTGCAACAGGATCTGTGTTGATAGCACTAGTACAAGTGGCAGATGTAGAGTTGCCCACATCTGTAATAGTGCGCGCAGTTATTCCTAGAGCACTGACATTGTTGATGGCAGATTTAATTGAATTCATAATATCACTTGTATTCGAATCACTAAGCATACCAATCGAACCAGCAGCCATGTCACCCAGGTCATCGGTCACACTATCGTTAGAAACATTAAACGTAAACGTTTGACTATTTCCATCCGAGTCTGTAAGATCGAAACTTTGACCCGACATCGTAGCCTTATTGGCTGCCCCTTCCAAAGAAAATTGTGCCCACGCAAATCCCGCTCCTGGTGGTCCAGAAGTTGAAGTAGCTGGTGCGTTAATGGCAAAACTAGCGCTATATATGCCAGTCGACACCTTCCCCCCTTTAATCACTTGTCTAGCTGCATCTGAAACATGTACTTCATCCTTAACCAACTTTAAAGGAAATGTTTGATATGGCCCCGTATTGGCGGCGCTGCCCGAATGTATATTAACATAAATGGCGCTTGTGACATCCGGGATATCTCTCAAATGCCCCCCAACATAATTATAAAGATAAATAGTGTTTAAATTTTCAGGACCAGTCATCAAAGAACTGCTGAAATGTAAGTTAGATCTGTCGTCCTTAATCGCAGAATTCCAACGAGCCTCAATTAATGGTCGTTTAAAGAAAAATTCTGTCCCCCTTCCGGAAAACTTCTTTGTATAATAAGATCTTTTAGCACCCTCTAAATTGTGAAGAGTGGTGCTAGTGTGTAGGCCACTAGAGTTGGAATTGTAAGATTCATAACTAGCTGATAAAAACACACCCAAGCCGTAGTTTTTAGTGGCGTCCTCATCTGAAGCCATCCACTCTTCAACTAGACTAGTTATATCAAGCTCTAAATCCTCATATCCCTTTTCAAAATATGTTTTATAGTGTGGCAAGTTTGTTGTAGAGGCATAAGTTCCAGTATGGAAATCGCCGCCAATGACATCCCATGGTGTTTTATCTTTGCCTCCGCTAAAAGTAGCGTTATCCACCAAACTTCCCTGTGAGCCATTAGCTAGTGTAACATCATTTCCGTCTAAGCCGGCTGAAGCCGTGAGGTGCAATGTTCTATTATCAAAGCCGGTATCACCACCATGTGGGCCGGCAATAGTGGCAGTCATGCCGGCTAGCCCATCAGACGTCGTACCAGCAGTTGACCCATAACGCACCAAATCAGTATCGGCCTGACCATTAAATGCGGATACAAGTAGTGTGGTTGCATTCGCAACGTCATTACCCACATGTATATGAATGGTATTATCATCGCTAGGTGTGCTTATGGTGCTTTCAAATTTAATCGTAACCGTATTGCCAGATCCGCCGATATCAGCTGGCACATTAATTGTAAAATTATCCCCATCATTTCTAGGGTCTGTGTTAATCGCACTAGTGCATATAGCAGTAACTCCATCGTCGTTTCGGTTAATCCAGTTAGCCTCGTCCTTATCGGCATATTTCTCCATATCCGTACCGATACCTTCGTCCCATGTATTAGTGACGCCGGCGACAGTCAGGTGATATTTTCTAGGCAACGTAAACGGATGTTTTACGTTAAACATTCTTAAATAAAAGTCTACAGAACCGCTAACCGGTATCGTACCAGCAGATCTGTCATCGATAACCTTCGCCACAGAACTTGAAAAATTCAATAAAATACGAGAAAGTTCCTGTGAATATCCAGCACTAGAGGTTGTCTGGCCATAGATCGAAAATACTTCTAAACTGTCAGCTTCTCCCATATTCGAGCCGGTGGCTCTTTGAGTGTCTGCTAGGCTACTCTTGTAAGCATTGGTAATTGTTGTATCTGCGCTAGCTGTATATCGTAATATTGACATTATTTAATTGTCCCTTTAATATCTAAATTAGGATATTTGATCTCATATATAACATTTTCTGGCATTTCTATCATACGTCCATCTGGAGAGGTGTATAAATCAACGTTGTATGCTACGCCAGAATAAACACCGCCGGTCTTGTTAACGACTGTAACATCCGTAGTATCAACAACACCCGGTGTTGTATTAATTATCTTGTATACATCTGTTATGTGAAATGGTTCTCCAATTTCAGGATTGAAGTTTAAAAAGTTTTTAATCCTCGCAAGAATTGCAGCGAACACGTCCACCTTGTTTGCATTAACATTAGCTATAGCAACAAAATCAATACCCAAGTTAACCACTTTTGCATCAAGTATATCAACAGTGTCATTGATCATTCTATACTGATTTAGCCAAGTTTTTAAATTTTGTTTAATCGTATTATTGGCTGTCGTCATATATCCAGCTTCGTCCTCCGCTACAACATACAAATTCAGATTTCTTTTAAAAGAATCACTATCCTGCAGCACATTACATTTTCTAATAGCACCAAATTGTCTAGGCATACGATAAGCCAAGCTTATGTAGTCTTTCTTTGTTACTGCTCGATTTTGAGTTGCAAAGTTATGAGATATCCTTTGTTTTAATTCATGGGGAGTTGGAATGGTTATATCACCAGTAATGGATTCTATATTTGTTGTCTCTAAACTATTTCTGACAGTATTGAGTTTGTTGCCATTCGTTGCCCCTGTCGAAGGAAACACAAAGTTAGCTTCCAAAATCTCCGTTATAGAACCAGCAGAAGCATTAACATTAGATCTTTCATTGGCCCTGTAAATAACTGATAATGACGTGTTCGCAGGAACAACACCAAACTTATCAGTCTCATTTAATACAGCCGGGTCAAATGTAGCTTGCGTAATATAATCCTTTGCATGTTGTTTTAAAACAACATTCTCTGGCTGATATAGAGGAGTCGTTTTAAGTTCGCTGTCTGAGCCGTATCCAAACTGCAAGAACGTTGTACTCTGAGTTGTTTCAATTGAAAATCGTCTAGGTACAGAAACCGCCCTCAATATAGAAGGCACCAATGTCCGATCACCAGACCGGTTGGCAACGTTAATATAGACCGTGTTCTGTGACAAATGATCAACCTGATAATATTCATGGCCTTCGGAATCAACGATGGAAACCACCTCTGCGATAGATTCGCTAGCAAGTGGAATTTTTAAAAACTTTTGATATGTACCAATTGAGATTGTCTCTTTAAAATATCTTCCAGAAAGCACTTTACCACTAGCTTTAACAGCAAATGTCACTGCATTTCCCGTCTCATCATCAGCTTGCGCGACGACGATCTCATTTGTTGTCTTCGAAAAATCAACATCCTCTGTCAAAATAAACGAATTACCACCATCCGAACCAAAACGTGAACCACGCGCAAGAATAGGGTAATAATCTTCATCTGGCGCCGTGCCGTTAGAATCGGCTGGAATTAGGGTAAAAAACGTCAAAACGCCATGAGAAGACGGCTGATAATCATATTTATAACCCATCTGGCGCCCATGTTTGAGCACATTAGAATATTCGTTAGAAGTTGCCAGAAAGCTTTCGTTAGCTTGATAGTCCAAATAGAAAGACAAAATGTCGCCAACATATGCAACCGTGTCAAGCATCAAAGAACCAAAGGATGCAATATTAAAGTCTTTGTATGTATCGGGATAATATCTTTTGGCGTAGTCTACCAGATCAGCTTTGATGGTAGTAAAATCTCTGCTACTATAATCAATGGCCTTTGGAACTCTCTTATCTATCGGCATTACTAGTGGTACTCCATTCTACTATACTTCTCTGAATAATTAGTCTATAGATATGTTTATGTCTATCCGATCCTTTAGCGAAAGTGCGGGTACTACGTAGTTTATGATCACAACTAACAAGTGAGGATCTTCCGGTATGTCTCTAAAATCCACAGAAGGGATTTCAACATAGGGCATATATTGCTTTACCTGCTGGTAAATTAATCCCCTAATATCAGTCTCAATACCTTCAGATTTCATCTTAAACAATTGATGCCTGAGACCTACTCCAAATTGAGGATCCATAACCCTCTCGCCCGGTGATGTTAGTAAGAGCATTTTCAAGTTTTGTGTAACCATATCTTTAACCGTTTCGTTCATGGCATACCCGTAAACCGGATCTCTATCCATCGGTAATTTAGCTGAAAATGCAGGCATTGCTGGTCCCTCTTGTTTATAACAATAATTAGTTATATTACAATTTTATCGATTCTATTGTGCTTTAAGTTAACTTACTTAAGTAACTTGGTTGATAAGGGTCATGGCCGGGTTGGTCTGGTTTTGGCCAAGCATTATATTTATCACCTTCTAATATCCAGAAGTACCCATTTTCATCAGGGCCGAAAACATTTTCGTCGTATTCCTCACCCGCTTGCTTGAAATTATGGCTATCAATACTCTTTTCGTAATCTGCAGCTTTTCCGTCATCGTAGAGAGAATTTGTTAATATCCAATTAGTGCTTGGATCAATACCTACGCGGAAGCCCGTATCAGGATTTCTATCTTTTTCATCTAGAGCTTCAAGTCCTGCTATGGTCGCAATTCTCTTGTCTGCGCGCTCACCTGTTTCCGGGTTTTCAAAATATTTCTTAAAGAAATTGCTTTCTTCGTCCATACACATTATCGGCGTCGACGTCTTATAAGCTTCTCGGTGTTCTGCCAGTGACATACCCATGACGTTAGACGTCTTTCCCATCCACATCGGACCATATGGGCCATAACCTAGATGCGACATCATCATCTCAACTTTCCACAAGTTTTCAATCAACCGACGTAACAAATCAGTATGCACCGTTACAGATGTCGTTTTGTACGCCTTGCCGGTTTCTGCCAAATCAAAATCTGATTTGCCTTCCCAATAAGCTTCATTGTTTGCATTAATCCATTTTTTCCTTGTAGACTTGCTAGTCCATTCTTCGTCTATACCTGTTACAACGTTCGAGAAACCATCTATGTACCAGTCCAATCCATCTCCAGTGTGGCTAATATGGCCAGAACTATTACCATGGCCATCATCTCTGTACAAACCAGTTCTCATCCAATAATGGCGGTTTTTGTGTTTAAATATTTTGTCATCGCCGCCTGTAGGATAATTCTTAGTGCCATAATCCATCATTCCAGAACCCCATTGGCCACGGGTGTTCATGTACATATAGTCTGCTTCGCCAGCTTCCACTTCTGCTAGAGTTTCCATCGGAGTTTTTTTCGCGGATGCACCAAAAATAACTTCCCTAGTCGCTTCCCCCTTCTCCCAATCGACCATGCCTTCACCGGTAATCGCGTATTTGAGTCCAGATGCCAACTTCTCTTCATCCATTCCCGACTTATTTGGCAAATCCATAAGATCTTCCATACTTGATAAGCCATCACCAGCCTCTTCTACAAAAACAAATTCAGTCCACTCAATTCTTCTATCCGCCAATATTCTCAACACATTGTTAATGCCAGCTTGACTTCCAGAGCTACCCAAATTATGTGTGTCTTCTTTCCAAAATGTTTGCAAGGCAGATTTTCTAGAAGTTCCATCGGAGGGCCAATGCTCGATATAATCAGGACTTAATAACTCTTGTGTTCCATCCAAAATAGTTGAAACATGTACGCTATCGGTGACATCAATTGTTTCTTCTTCACCCTCGTAATTAACAATTGTATAATTCTCTATTGTCTTCCTTGTTTTGCTTCGTGCAACCGCAAACCCTCTACCCCGCATAAGTCCGTGTAAATCGTTATCGCCAATAATTGCCTTTAAGGCTGCATTATACCACTTCCACAATGCGAATAAGTGAATCGGATCTTCTGGTGGCCACTTCATCAGAAGCTCTATATCGGGAAACTGGTCAGGGTTAGCCTTAATAAATTCCATTAACTCACTGTAATCTATATCGTAGTCTTTAACCTGCTTTGTTGTTGTCTTCGGTCCTCCTATCCCATGTACGGTGGTAGTTTCGGTATCCCAGCCATATGTTATTTTTTCGCCCCCCTCCTTTATTAACTCAAAATTATCAATGGATCCCGGCTTAAAAGAAACACCCTCTAAAGAAGCGTATCCCATGGAAACCATATTCATGTATATATAAAATAAGTTATTGCAGATATCATCATTTTGCAAAGTGGCACTAGTGCAAGGTGGAGTATACCATTCTTCCGCAAAATTGGCTGCAGCTATTTGTAACTGTATGGACGATTTACCTATGCTACCTGCGCCAAATGCGGCCAGGTGTTCAGGAAAGTCTGTCACGTTTTTAAGGCCGCTCGGTAAAATATATTTTTTATAAAAGTCTATAGCCTTAGCTTTAAAATAATCTATAATCTGATCAATTGTTAAGCTCTTGTAGAACATCCCTATACCGCCACCCAATCTAGATTGCAGCCAAACGTCCGGAGATTCCGTACAATCAAAGCACCCGTCTTCTGGGCCGGTCATGTCCATAACTTCCATAAGTCGATTAATCATGCCAATGGCAAATTGTTGACCATCTGAATCTGTGTAGTCTATATCTTCTATAACAGCTTCGTAGTATCTCTTGAGAAGATATAGTTGATGACAAACCGACAAATCCTGTACAGCTTCAACGCTCTGCATAACCGGTACCATGGAGGTCTGTGAGGGCCAAAGTCCAATATCTTCAACTTGCGAAGTTTTAGTCAATGATTTGTCTTCAGCAGCTGCTTTAAACTCTGACGGCACTGCCAACACTTGATCAACCTCCCAAGGTTCAGGCGCCCACCCGTCTCCTATGGATTTGGCCAACCTAGGTGGCCACTCAGATGGGCCATAACCCTGATCAGGACATTCACCCGTTGCAACAAGAAAAGGTATATTAGGTTCTATTGATGTTGAATCCGGATCGGGCGCGCCCTGACGCGGACCTAAACTCATACACGGAGTGACACCAAACTCCATTGGCGCCATTTTCGGATCAAGAGAGTCGATATATTGACCCAAAGTTATAACAATCTCTGTATCATACACAGCTTCAAGCTCTTCCGGATCAGGTGGAGCCGGCGGTAATGGGCAAGGTTTCTTCTTTCTGAACGCATCTTCCAAGTCATCCCACCACCGGAAATCAACAAACGCTAGCAACCAACCCCAAGGTGTCCATGGGAAAGAGAATGCAGTACTGCCATTCATTGGTCCAAAAATATTCCAATCAAAATCATATGCATCTTTATCGCTACTGCCACTATCCCACTTATACCATTCCATTTCAGTGACATAATCCATCGTCTTACCAAATTCTCCCAACAAGTGCTCTTCTGGTGGAGGTTCTGGCGGCTCGAAAACCTCAGTTGGTCCGGTGGGAGCTTTAAGGGCGGCAGATTTGTATCTCATGTATCCCGGATCTAGTAGCTCTGCAATACCCCTGATTATCTGAAATGGCGTCATAGCAATAATTGGAAGAAGGTTAACAGGAAACCCTCCAAGCGCAAAAGAGGGGCCACCACCATCTGCTTTTGAATCCCCGGACTTATCATCAGTAGAATCACTACGATAGTCATGTTTCATAAGTGTTACAAATAACGTCTTCAAGCTAGCCTTTGTATTGCTAAACAAAGATCTCATATGCTGATTATTTTTGAAAGCAAATACCGAGTACAACCCAACCATCGAAGAGAATCTAGATACATTTATAGACTGCGTTACCAATTTTCTATATGCAGGGTGCGCAGCCATTTTGTTAAAAAGAGCATCTTCATGTTGCCAATATGTCGACACCATCTTCTCTATTCCAGTTGTGAATGGTATTTCCTCCTCAACTTCCACCAAAGGATGAATATAAACTTTTGCTTCCGCCTTAAGAGCAGTCTGCGTATAAAAACTAGTATCTTGACCCAAGCCCACATTAGTATATACCGGATTACCATTTTCGTCATAAGCATCGACGGGGTAGGATGTTGGGATTGTCGCTTCATCCGGATCTAATTGTAATTTTTCAGCTATCTCTGCAGCTATGGGTATATGCAAGGTCTTTGATTGTTTTGCTTCCACAAACGCATTCATATCCACTTCTTGTATTTCTATAAACTCGCTAACCCTAAACGCTTTGCTAGATGCATCGCTAAATTTTGTGGCACTCTCTTGTGTCGACGCGCCTATAAGACCATCGTAAAATTCATTGCCGCCCTCAACATCATTAAAGGGAGAAACGTAACTTAATCTAAGTCCGTATTTCCATGGCGACTTTGCACCTGTCGCCAAGTTATATGGCATATCGACTAATGTCGGATCGCGATTCCATGTCTGAGTCATGAGCCAGTTAACCCATTCGGTAATGTTCAGAGGTGTTTGTCTTTTTAGACCCTTCTTTAGATTGTAAAGCCCTTGAGTGCCTTTGTCTGGGAATTTAAGCCATTTTAAATCATGTTTTATGTACCTTTCTAAAATAAAGCCACCAGAAAAGACATCTGCCCCCAATTCAGTTGTAGCATCAATCCACTTAACATTTTCTTGACCCACAAACAATGGAACAGAAGCTTCCGGGTTTTTCATTTGTCCATTATCAATATCAATTCCAGTTAATTGAGATTCCTTAATCACACCCTGCTGCTTTAATGCTTCCAAATTTGTGGCAAGGATTTTATCTGTGTTTAAGCCAGAATCGTTCGTTATGGGGCCATGCACATTAATTTTTTGTATTGTGCGTTTAAAAAAGCGTTTTTCCGAAGACTTTGGCATAATATCTTCAAAATCTGTAGCCACAGGTATTGGCCTATAATTTGCCCCACGAGGCTTTTTATTAACGGTGATATTTCCAAAAGGAGTTATTTGTTCTTCCGGTGCACCATATCTCAACATATTCAAAAATTGTTGAGCCGGCTCCATACCCCAACCCTCTTGTCCAGAGAATATCTCCCCTATAAGCGTATCCAGTTGATCCGAAACAACTTTAATCTGTTCCAACGCCATAAACCCAATTGCGTCTTGCACGGTCTCAAGCTTGAAAAACTCTGGTCCTATTCCTGTTTCCTCATCCACTTCTTGTGGCCCAAAGGGATTTATAAAGGGGTCATTTAAAGCCTTTCTATCATCAAAGATATCTTTTACCACACGAGTGAAATGCACTGAATATGGATACCCAAACATTTCTTTAACCATTTGCATGGTTTCGCGAGCAATATATTTTAAGAAAAAGTTGTTTTTAAATATCTCTCCCATCTTAAATTTGGCAAAAACAAATATTCCCCTCAGTGACAATTCAATAACCACCAATCTTATGGCTAACCGAACCACACCCTCAAGAGCAGCTTTTTTAAGAGGTGGGTTGTCTTTATCTTCTAGTGAACCTTCAACACAAGCTAGTCGAGCCATTTTCTCATTTATTTTTCGTAACGCTTCTGGGATATCCAATAAACTAGTTTTTACATCAGGCTCATCATCGGCGCATGGCACACTCAATATTAACGCAGAGGCAAATTCTTGAAATTCTTCCTTACTAAACAACTCAGAAGTTGCGATACGATCTGCGATTTTTCTCAGTATATACTGATTAGCCAAATTGTACTCCGTAGCAAAAGCTATAGCCATCTGAGAATGTGTTTTGGCATCTTGATCCGCGATCAAAGCTTCTTGATCTTCTGACGTCGATGACGAATTTGGCACAGTTTGTTTTGTCATGCCATTTGATTCCCACCCTTCGTACATGACTTCTGAAAACGCTGTAGATTGTGGTGACGTCAAACCTATCAAACTAGCGGCCATTTCTTGATCATCACCACCCGATGCCAAATAGGCCAGCAGTTTCCCAACCGACTCCCCAGCACTTTCTTCTTTAGAAGTTTCAAGTATTTTTTGTACCGATTCAAGAGGATCCTCAAAGGGATCGATGTTTGACAATATAACATCATCATCCAACAAAGTACCACCCTTAATAGAGACATCCATTGTTCTTTCTGTAAATAAGCTTGTGTTACCATCACCGGCATCAGCAAAAAGCAGATTGCCGTTTACATCAGTTATGAATATAATATAAGGGTCTTTCTTATCGCCAGCCAAACCGACACGAGGATAAACACAATACAATTGTATCCCTCGATTAAATATACTCTCTGTACTGTTGAAACCGGGCATTTCATATCTCTTCACTGAAGCCATTTTATACACGTTTCCAACAGGCACATCATCCAGCATTGGCAAACCAAAGCCGCCCAAATTCTTAAATTCAGTCGACGGTTGCCACACAAAATTACTTCTATTCTGCAAAGATTGTCTAAGAGAGGGGGCCACACCCTTACCAGCACCCTTCAACAACTCAGCGACTGCAGCCGCTTCCAGCTTATTGACCGAGCCTTGATCTTCTAAATCCAAATTGTTTACTTTGCTATGCATTCCAGGCCCCATGCCGGTTTTGCCGGATTCGCTCCCATGGCCACTCTCTGTATCGAAGAATGTAACTGCCGGCATGAAATTGGAAAGATCTGAATTAAAAGCTTTTCTGGGGGCTATAAACATCGCACCCAAAACTTCTCCAACCATATATTGCATTGGTGCAAACTCATAAGGGTTGACCAAGTTAGCATAATTAATTTTTTCGGCGCCGGGTGGGGGCGTAGCACCACACAAGGGTAGGGGCATTTCTATCGGACTATCTGGATCGCGGTCCATTAATTTAGCTAACTCAGCCAATTTATTAACCCGATCCGTTTTCATATTTTCAAGCTGCTCATTACACAATTCCGGATCTATATCTCCGCACTCCAAAGCAGCTTTGAATTTTGGTGGGCATGCTCCATCATAAGTACCGCCGGCTGTCTCTCGAATTCTTTCCTCTTGAGCAACCAAACCTATGCACAAGTCTGTGTCTATGAATCCTCCCAAAATTTTAAACAGATCTTCTGTTCTCTCCTTGTCCAAACAGCCTGTCAATGTTTGATATCTCTTTTCTATAAGGTTGTAAACCACATCTATAGTGCCAGGATAGGCAGTACCGTCCAACAATGCGCAAAGTTCAGCAGTCGTCAAAACCAAAGATAAGTCTTCAAACAGATCGAACATAGCAGCTATCATATCCGCTTCACTCAAATCTCCACAATGCTTTTCATCAAAGAAATCCATCGCCTTTGCCATCATATCTGGTTGAATTAATTCTGCCAATTCCTCTTTACCACAACCAACATCTTCTATCGGAAGCTCTACAACCTGTCGTATACAAAGACACAAATCCAATATTTCTTCCAACACTTTTTTAATAAGCTCAACCAATATCTTTGCAATCGTTTTCAATAATGCCATCTTTAAAGCGGCTTTAATGGATGCAATCAAATCGCCAACCATCAATCTAGGGAATTTAAAAGATAGCTCGTCTGGCATGCCATCAAATACTTTTTCCCAGTCTGTATCCATCAACTTGTCTATAAATTTAATTGCGCCGGCCAGTTTTCCTATAATGTCACGACACACATAATCTGGCAAATTCGATATAACATTAACAAGAATATCCTTATATTCTGCGACTTTAAGACCAGCATCGGCCAAAGGAGCCGTGCCAAAGAATTGAGCACCCATTTTAATATTGGCTTCTTCTAAAGCGTCTTCGTAGTTAATCTCTTGTTGGCAGAGAATTTTTAAGTTCTCTGGTGATGGGTATGATTTGTATGTGTCACGAGATGAGTCTAGTGCTGTTTGCGCTGCCGAATATTTATTTTTGGCCTTTTTGGCTTCTTGTGAAAGCGCCTCATTTGCAGCCGCAGCGTGACCAGCGGATTTAGCCATAGTGTTTACAGCTTCTTGCATAGCAGCTGCCCATGGGGAGTTTAATAATATCTCTTTTAACGCATCGTAATCAAGTTCGTCCATGGCCTTGCGGCACAACATTTCTAAAATCTCGTTCAACGTCATATTCAACATCAAACAATGAGCAATCTTTGCCGCTAATGTACCGACGCCGGCGTTGTTAATAACCTCTTTATATACAAAATCGATCTCTTGAGCGTACTCACTCTTTGCGTATAAGCCCGGTGCTTTGTTTGTAAAAGCGTCGTAAATATAAGATGAAGCTCGGAAATTTCCTACCTTCTCCATTGTTGCAAGTACACTTTCTAGCTTCTTTCTTCTCCTAGGATCGTCAAGTTTCTTATTCTCAAATTCTGCTTCTTCTTTAGTTCGCAGATGGGGCGCCAATTCGTTAAACACAGTAGCGCCTTCTGGCCCTCCCCATTCTTCAGCACCAACTTTCTTTGATTGAGAGATATGTCCAAAACCTTGTGTTTCTCCCTCCGTAAAGGCTTTATCTTCTCTTTTCCTTGTAATTAACGGCACTGGGTATGTGAAAGCTGTGACAAAATCAGTCCAATTTCCACTCTTTAACACCTGTGCGCCGTTCTTTCCAGTCATATTGTGATGGTAATAGAAATATGCTATGGTCCTAGTACTATACTTTTCTAGAAGGCAATTCAAGCCCTTGGTCAGAGGGGTGGCACCCTTATAATCCCCCATTGTTGTGGCTTTTTCTGATTTATCGGATGGCAAGGATATTTTAGATTTATCTGCGACAACCACAAATTTTATCTGATATTCATCATCCAAGCCAATTTCTATCAGGTATTCTATACCTTCCTGCTCGGTACCAGCCTCATCAAAAATATTAGTAGGCATATCGTTACTTTGAAGAAGACCCCTCAAACCCAAATTAACGAAATTCTCCAACCTTTCAGCTTCTTTTATTAAATCGACATAAGGCTCGGAAACATGAGTCGTAGAGAGCTTAGATGAAGTCCCCTTCGATCTCATTATTTTTGTAGCCTGTTCTATATCACCCAGCAATGTTTTTGCTTCAAAAGTTATGCTTCTAGTAAACCCACACTTATCATAATCAAAGGTATCAACCTTGTCAGGCATAGCTTCCAAATATGAAGCAGGAACTCTGACCAATACCGAAAATTCAGCACCTATTGACTCACCCTTGCTGTTTTGTGCGCCGGGTTTAAAATGCCACGATCTCCATGATAATCCTTGACTAGTTTTATCAGCAGATAACGTTTCCCATACTGCAGTTTTACCATATACATTAGGCCACCTAGCGAACCCAGCCTTATAGGCGTCTCAACCATGTTGGGCTGATTTTCTGGTATTGTGCTTGAACTAGGATCCCACCATATCTTATTATAAAAGTCTAAAAGTTTTTCTACACCCTCTATAGAGGCTTCGCGGAGTCGATCAGGCATCTCACCAATTGACGCGTCCTCATAATCAGTTTTAACAGTTATCCAGTATTCAGCGCCATATGGCAGCGACTCATTCTTGAATGGTTGACATGAATCACGTTTTCGCCAATCAGGGAACATGATTGATGGGTCACCAGGAAGCGAATCAACAATAAGAATTCTTTTGTCTAATTCAGTTATAGGTGTTAAATCACACTGTGCAGCAACAATCTTTAACCCGTCATTTGGGCCGCCGTATACTACAGCTGTGCACAACCCCAAAGCTGGAGAGCCTAAAGATTTTTCTCCAATTATAAATTGTGTCCCACCCCCTATTTTGGCACCCACCAATTGGCCATCGTAGTTTGCAGACTTTGAAGCATCTGATGGATCTAAATCAGAATAAGTAAGTATATTAGTTTCTACATCAGTTTGTGCTTTTTCCCTTTCTTTCGAAAGCACATCATCAGAAAAAATACCATAAGAAGCTGCATCGGGAAAAAGCTGGGCGCGATCAGACATCAAGGATAAAATAAGATTTTCACCCTGGTAATTCCAGGCTTTCATTAATACTGGTTTGTCATCATTGTAGGGTGCAACATATATGTGTGTTGCTATTGTTGCCGGCTCTTCTACCTTTTGTTCGTCTTCAGCATCAGTAGCCAAAGGTAACTCGTCACAATCTGCAGGTACGAAGTGTATGTCGCCGTTTTTTTCTTTATATGGATTGACTGGAAGCAAACACTTTTTAAACCAACTTTCTGCATTAGCCGGCCATTTACCACCAGTAAATTCAAATCCATACACGCCGGCGGAGCTATCATAAGCTTGCTTTACATAAGTTGCAGCACTTTTTAATAAAGACTTGGCGGGATATTTATACTGCATCTCTTTTGTAGCTTGCAGCCCCAATATCTTGTAAGATTGGTTTTGTGTCTTAGAAAAAACCTTATTGCCAGGGAATGGGCCTTTGTCAATTAGATTTTGACCATCTTTGCTATAAATCGTAACAGATAGGCTAGAAGCGCCTTCCATGGTATCATAAGATAGGTTGATCTTAAATTTAATTTTGGGCAACGATGCTGTCATTCACATATCCTAACTAATTTAAATGATGATATCTGCTACAAATATAACCCTTACCAAACGGAAACAAAAACTCAAAATCATCTAACTGCTGATTAATCTTATTAAATATAAGATCCAAAGTTTCTGAAACATGCTCCACAATGCGTTTCATGCCACCTTTAAAACACCCAACAGAAAGCGTTGTTGGTATGCCAAAAAATGGAGAGTGATGAAAGTGATTCATCAATATAATATTGTATTGCATTTGCGCTTGCATAATTTTATGAACGATCCCATTCAACTGTGATATTTCCTGTTGAAGGTATTTCAAAGCCACCAGTAAATTATCACCCTTTACCATTGGTTGTAATTTGCTACCATCATTTCCCGCTATCAAATCTACGCCGAAAGTTGCACTATTAACCTCGCCTTTAGAATTATAACGCTTTCTCTTGGTTACTAATTTAATACCTTCATCCCCACAGATCCTAATACCATCTGCAGACATTCCAATAGCAGAGTGTCTAGCCGGTTGACCCATAGAGCCTGCCGCTAATGGCTTCCACTTGCCATCCCACCATGCACCCTTTCCATATCCAAGATCCGAATCTATGTTGGCCATTTCACTAATTTTTATAAAGGCAGCATCGGTCTTTGGGTTTATGTGAGTAGCCACCTCCATACCACCTAGCTTTGCAGAAGGGTGTGTTTCTTTTTCACCCCTCCCTATTCCAGCAACTAAATATAATTCCCCACAATGATCTTTTCCGAGACCACCAAAGCCAGAATCCAATTGATCCACTCTGTTTTTACCAGCAATTATGCCGGCATTCGAATTGCCAAAACCAAAAACGAGGTCGTCATCCCTCAATATTGGAGCAGGGTAATCAGTTCTATAACCACCACCCCCTCTTCTTCTGCTAGGATGGTGTAACGACCTTTCAGACACCCTCTTGCTTCTTTTGGGTTTATTTCTGTATTTCTGATTCTTTGGATCTATTCCCATATCTTTTACCTATTTAAAAGCCAAATTTCTTCTTGTGTTTTTCTGCTAGCTTTTTCTGTTTCTCTGCTGTCCAAGGTTCACCTTCCTCTACGCATTTGCCCATCATTGGCTTAGTACCCGGAGGACAATTGTTAGAAGATGGTGATTGCCAATTAGGATCAGCTGGTGATGAGGGCCAGCTAGCTTTTTCTGCACTTGTTAAACCCAAACCGCCGCCGCTTATCTGCACCCCCGACAAAGCTGCATATGCTATCGAAACATCTGGGATCCAATCCCAGTCAATCCTGCTAGACTGTCCTCGCAATTGATCTATTTTTTGCGTAAGATGTTTTGGCAAAATACCAGAACTCACCCAGTCACCAATAGAAGAAACATTTTTTCTTGCCGCAGACTTATACCAATGGCTGTTGATATCTGAAAACTCTTCCTCTTCTGCCATCACGTTATGCACTGCTTCTGATTTAATCATATTTTTCCCGTACCATCTAGACTCTTTATAACTAGTTAAAAGCCATTTTTTCTTATTTGGTCCTATGGGTAGTGTATAAGTTGGGTTATGCGAAGCAGCCGCTAAGGGTTGGCCGGTAGTCATGGAATTAGCTTTAGTACGTAATTGATAATAACCCAAGCCACCATCTCTTATTTTACCCTTTTGCATAAGTATACAAAGAGCAGCATAAACCGTGTCTGGGTGCAACTGCTTTCTTTCGTCTTGTGCTTTGGAATTATTAAGATCTATCGTTCCAGCTGATACCCAATTACCGTTTACTTCATCCGCACTATACAAATTTCCAGGTGTGATGGTAACAGACAAGTCTATAGCCCTTTCTGCGTATATACCTTCTTTAGCTATAACTCCAGAAACTTTAATATTCTTTTTCTTCTCTTTGACTAATTCTTGAAAGTATGCATGCACAACCTCAACAACCGCCATCAACTCTTTTACAGTACCCTCAGACATGTAATAATTATACCTTTTTGATATATTTCTTATCGTTTATTGGAACCATTCTGGATGCTCTTTCTTCATTTTTTTCACCAACTCTTCCTGTTTTTTCGAATTCCAGTGCTCCCCTTGAGGTCTGCATTTGCCCATCAACCAAGTGTAACCCTCTGGACAATTTCCAGGGCCGCCGGTACCAACGCTAGCGGCAGCACTATTATCAACACTCTGTGGTCCCGGACTATTTCCAGGGGCTGGGGCGGCGCCCTCTGGAATCAACAAGTTGCCCTCTCCCGTAAAGTTCGCGGCAGTATATTTTACAGGTGTCCACAAGACTTTGTTAATACCACCCTTCTTCTTGCCAATCATCTCAGATCCGCCAACAGTTCCAATAACATTAGCATCAGGACAACCCGGAGTTGGGTTTTTCAAACTAGAACCCGGCTTCTCTTTGGGTTCATGTGGTTTTAACAATTCATCCAGCTGTTTATCGACATCCACCAGTTTGTCTTTTAGCGGCTTTATCGCAGCTGTAAATTTGTTGGCATTGGCATAGTCACCCGACTTAAAACTATTCTTATATTTACCTTCAAGTATTTTAATCTCTTTTATAGAAGCGTTTTTAAGTTTATTTAAATTATCAAATTTAGCCCTGTCTTCTGAAGAAAGAGCATCCTCTGGTTTTGGAGGAGTCGATGGTCTGTCCGGTATATTAGCAGCTTGACCTAGGGTTGCTGGAACTTCTGGTTTTTTCGTCGCTGCTGGAATAGCTTCTGGGTTGTCACTACCATTCTTTTCGAAGTATTTGTGTATATGGGGAAATTTTCCGTCGTTTGTCCACGATATAGCATTTTTCACTAACGTATCATAACCGCTAAAAGCGATCATAGATTTGCCGTTATTATAACTAAACCCGGCGTCACCTAAAGTATTCGGAGTCTTGAGCTTTTTACCTAAAAAATAGTTTGTGCTGTGAAGAGTGAGGGGGGCAGCGGATATCCCATCTGTCATAACTACAATTGTTTTCCCCGTCTTACCTTCAATATGTTCTGTGACCAACTCTCCCACATTGTTATAAATAAGATGGTCTGCGTGTGCCATGACAATATGTTCTGGAGCTTCTCCAAGCTGCTGCACGGCATTCTTCAAAGCTAGACCACCCGAACCAACAGCAATAAATGTAACTCTAGAAGAGGGATCCTCTAAAGACCCCTGTATCTCTTCTTTCGCCCACTTAGTAATATAGCCGTTAATGATCTTCATGACGTTTTTCTGGTATATAGGCCAATTGCCCGGGTCATGACGATATTCCTTTGCAGTGCCGCCGGTAGCTTCGGCTGCCTTTTCTGCAGCTGCCACAACACTATCGCTATCACCTGATCCCTTATTACCAAAAAAAGCGTCCCAATTGCTTTTATAAAAGACGGAGTGAGGATTCTCCGCCCTCTTTCTCCTTCTAAATGCGTTAATCCCGCGTGACCACGGCAACTCTGTTACAACAAAAATATAATTTCTTTTATTCTTGTTTAACTCCGCCAATCCCGCAGCTATCCTATCAAAATCATCATCATGAAAACCACCCTTATCATGAAAAAAGAACATTATTTCTGGCTTAAGTTTTACATAATTCCTACTAACATTTGGAAAAAATATTATAGTTTCTCTGCCTGTGGAGTCTCTGTCCACAGCCTCCATTATACCATTTCCTACAAGCTTTTCGTAATGTGTAAAACTTGAAACATTCTCACCGACCAAGCCGTGCTTTTCCATCTTACTATACCATTTGCGATGAGTGCCTCTACACGGTGCTTTGTTGCCAAATGCAAAACTTTTTGCAATACTTGAAACTGGAAATTTGGGCAAATCATGACCGATGCTGCCGGCGGCCATATTATCTTTTTTAATTGTAGCGCCGGATCCCAGCACAGGCCCCAACCCAGCACATTTCTTTTCCAATGCAGCTTTTGGTTTATCTAATGTATCTATGCTAACTAAGCCAGGTACGTCTGTTAATAATTTTACATACTGACCACCCATCTCCAAATGATCCGGGTTGTGAAATCTCACTTGTACTAATTGTCCCACATTGGGTACAGGTATGTTTTTATCCAAAGAGTAGAACGTGGGTAACCTATCTATGTCATATTGATGTTTCCCCACCTCTATATCTGCCATCTTTTCCGGAACTTTTCCAAACCACAATTCCGGAATCCACACCTGTATTTGCGTAATTATTCCCGGAAGCTGTAAAGGATCTGCTGGTTGGTTGAAGGTTTTGTCGACCCAACTATGTATCTTAACTCTTCTGCCAGATTTCTGACCGCCTTGATCAACACGAAAACACACACCTGTCCAGACCATTGTCGTTAAATGCGACATGTCATATTGCATAGCGTTTTCTAAATAAAATCGTTTGATTAATGCTAGGGGGTTGTCCCTATTGACTATGCCGCCAACACCTTTAAACTTGTGAGTGGCATTTTGAAATTCCGGAATCATAAACGAATTTAAAGTCCCGGGTGGGAAAGTGGCTATAGCACTTTGGGATGATACATGCCTATGATCTTTTCCGGCGCCTGCCATTTTATGCAGTTTCCTTTATCAGATCGAACAACTCATCTTTATCTGAATCTGATAAAGAACTTGAAGCCTTATCATTTTTGCTCAACATAGCAGTTATCTTAACCAACTGTTCATTAGACCGTTGTAAAGTTTCAACATATTTCGCAGCAACCACACCAGAGTCTCTATGGTTCTCCTGGGACTGTTTCAAATATATAAGCAAATCTGTAAGAAGGCTTTTCGTTACTGCTCGATCATGCCGTATATTACTTAAAGCTTCGCCTATGATGTCTCCAACATCATTTTTCTTTTTTTTTATTTTATCTCTTCCGTCCATTTTTTCTTAAAATTCCTGTATTTTTCTCTCAACTTATTGAGATTATTAACAACCTGTTTGGTATTTAAGCCCGTTATTTCCCTTATATATAGGTAAATAGCTTTTTTGTTAAAAATTTCAATACTATCCGGATTAGAAAGCAGAATCTTAATTGCCTCTAGCACCTTTCGCTCGTTTGTCTTTAAGTTGATTTTGTCCCAAGTGTCAATCTCCTTCCACAAAGACTCCCAGAATTCCCTTTGAACTCTTTCTCTGTAATAATTGTTTTCTACAGATAAGTGCCTTTGCTCCAACTCTTTGGCCATCTCTTCATACTGCACTTCTCTTTTAATTTTTTGAGAATTCTTCTTCACCTTGTGTATAAACCAATTTTTAGTTATAACACTAAAATAAGAAAAAGCTTTAGAACCTTTGTTGGCATCGTACTTGTTCAATACAGTTGTTAACCATATCTTACACTCGTCCCTTAAAGAATCTATGTTTGGCAGTGTTGTGAACTTATAGGTATAAGTGATTTTATCAACCATCTCTCCAAAAGCAGGTTGAATAAATTCAATATATAATTTTGATCTCTCGGTAGTATCTTCGCTAGCAACATAACTTATAATCGCGTCTTCATGTACTTTAGTAAAGTAATAGTTTTTACGTCGCTTCTTCCTCTTCGTCTTCATGGTCGCTGTCATTGAACTCTCCTTCCTCATATTCTGTATCGGTAAGAGAATAAACGTGTTCAAATTCTTTTATCTCTTCATGAAACTCTTTAGTGTGATCGATCAACGCTTTCAAAGTCTCATCCCCATAATACATTTCTAATTCATAAATCGATTGCACGTGATTTTTATATACATCCGCAGAATCAAACAGACCGCCAATGCTGTCGGACACAAAGAGCAGCTTCTCTAACACATTCCTCAAGTACCATATGAAAAATACATTTAAAACCAAAGATATCGCCATCACTATGCTGATAGTTGTCATGTTAACACCATTTACCTATTTCTCTCAATTTCTCTTTTCTCGTCCTTCAACTCTTCTTTTGCCTGTTTTATGAAATCATTAACTATGTCACCAGTCTTTCCAGCCCCCTCTTTCTTTGTAGAAAAAGCTATTGGAGTTTTAAAACTCTTTTTGATAGCTTCTGAGCCGCAATCAGGACAAGAATCAACACCCTCATCCATGGAGTGGAATATCTGTATCACCTCTTTACAATAATCACATTCATATTCGTATCTAGGCATAATTAATTTTTAGTTTTTTCAAGCTCTTCCAACAATTCGTTATCAAACGAAACTGCCGGCGGATTTGAAACAACTAGTTCACTTTGGTCCGGACCTTGCACATTAAAGTTGAATTCTTTCAATGTTGGCACAATGTCGCTTTGCTCCAAAAGTGATTTTTGCAACGCCATCATAAGGGCGCCAACTGCTTGATCTGATAATTTCATTTTAAACTCCTTCTTATTTCTTCATAATCAGCGTCGTACATCATACGAGCTAACTCTATAAACGATACTTCCGGCTCCCATCCCAGCTCTTTTTTTGCCTTTCGAGCATCTCCCAAGAGATGTGGCACTTCATGAGGTCTAAAATACCTAGGGTCAACTTCTACATATTTCAAGGGATCACCTAAGCCGGCATAGTTAAATATAATATCCATATATCTCTTAACCGAGTTTGCTTGGCCGGTTGCGATAACATAATCATCAGGTTGGCGCTGTTGCAACATCATCCACATGGCGCGTACATAATCACCTGCAAACCCCCAATCCCTTTTGGCATAGATATTGCCTAAAGTTATTTTATCCTGCAGGCCATGTGCAATTCTTGCAGCTGCCATCGAGATCTTCCTAGTAACAAATGTTTCTCCGCGCCTAGGCGACTCATGATTGAACAATATTCCACTAGATGCGTGTAGGCCATATGACTTTCTATAGTTTCTTACCAAGTTATGTGCAAACACTTTTGCACAAGCGTAAGGCGAAGCCGGCATCAACCTAGATTCTTCATTGAAGGGGGTCTCTGAATTATCACCAAACATTTCAGAAGAAGAAGCCTGATAAAACTTTGTTTCCGGAGAAACCTCTTTAATCACGTTTAACAATCGAAGAGTCCCCATGACTATGCCATCGACTGTATTTTCTGGTACATCGAAAGAAACTCTCACGTGAGATTGTGCGGCCAGATTATAGACTTCATCCGGCTTATATTCCATAATCAAACGAAGCATACAACTAGAATCATTCAAATCAAAATACTCAAGTTTAAAATTAGGGTGCTTGAATATATGATCAATCCTATCAGTACATATGATGGAAGATCGCCTTTTCAACCCTACGACGTTGTACCCCTTATTTAACAAAAACTCAGCCAAATAAGAACCATCTTGTCCAGTAATCCCAGTTATCAATGCAGTTTTCACTTTACTCCTCGCACACTTGGATAACTAATTGTAAACCATTCGCAAACATTTTTTAATGATTCTCTTATATTAGAATAATTTTCTTTTCTCCAACCCAGTTCAATTAGCTTAGAATTATCAGAAGGCTTTCTATACTGCCCTTTTGGCTTGCTAGTATCCCACACAATGTTGCCCTTAAACTGCAATATGTCTGCAATCATTTCAGCAATCTCTTTAATTGTATACTCTTCTGTGTTGCCAATATTAATAGGATCTTTTTCCTCATAGTGATCCAAAAGAAACAAAAGTATATCTGCCAAATCTCTAGAATAGGTAAATTCTCTCAAAGGGGAGCCGTCTCCCCACAAAAGAATATCAGAGTTAGTTTGTTTAGCTTCATACATCTTGTGAATTATAGCAGGAATAACATGACTATTTTGCAAATCAAAATTGTCACCTTCTCCAAACAGATTGTTTGGTACTGCAGTTATAAAATTACAACCATACTGTTTACGGTAGGCTCTAGATTGCACGTCCAACATTCTTTTGGTATATGCATATGCAAAGTTTGATTTATGTGGGCGCCCTGAATGAATCCGACCCTCCACCAAAGGATACTCTGTCTGATCCGGATACACACACGTGCTTAATAAAGACACCATCTTCTTCACACCACTCTTGTGTGCACAATTCAAAACATTGGTGTTAATTAATATGTTGTCATAATAAAAGTCTGCCATGTTATCCATATTAGCCTTTAAGCCGCCAACCTTTGCGGCCAAATGTATGACATAATCTGGTTTGTGATAATCAAACAACTTTTCAACCTGACACCTCATTCTCATATCACATTGTGACGATGACACATAGAACGCTTCCGGCCTAATTCTCTTTAAAGCACTGCCAACCATGCCAGTGCCACCTGTCACCAAAACACTGCTCATCGCCGCCTCTTGAATATTGTGATTCCATTTCTTTCTTGCAAATCGTCATGTACCAACTCCCAGTGTGTATTTTCCAGCAATTCAGCTCTGACCTTTTTGTTTTTAAAAACTCTGGAATCATCCAACACAATCACGCTTGTGCGATCCTTTAAAAGAGTGTATTCAGAATAACTCGTAAACTCTCCACCGTCCAACAACAACACGTCAATTTTATTCGGAAGAAGATACAGCACGTTTTCACACTTATCGTAGTCCTGAATATCGTTTTCTCTCCATTTCAAAAATCGATCATCGTACCCTTCATATTCTTTAATGTGTTTGATTTCACTAACCCCATCTGTATCAACTATTCTACCATAAATTAGCTTAAGCTTGGGTACCTTGTGAGCAACCATCAACGGAGTCCAATGTTGATATGCCATATCATAGAACTTCTTATTTGACTCCATGGAGTACAAAATACTAGCATCATTTCTCTGAGTCAAGCCATCCATCAAACACTTGGTACTACCTTGTCCATTCCACGTACCAATTTCTACATAATTGTTATACTCCCTGTTTAAGGCCAATTCATGAAGTATTTGTCCCAGGCTAGCATTTCTATTAATTTGTCCGGACACTGTTTCCTCCTATAACCTCTTCCCACTTAACAAAATCTAAAATCTCTGTGGAATTCTTTTTAACCGCTTCGTACCTATCATTTAAAAAGTGTAAGTTATACAGCTGCGCCCAATCGTCCAAAAACACTATTGGCAACTCCTCAAAATACCTCATTGCCCTTTCTTTTTTTATGATAGGCACTCGACCCAAATACAGCGTTTCCCAAACTCGATGACAATCTATTCCGTTTCCTCTAGGACACACGACCATCCTGTGGTCTAAAATGTCATCAACATAATCTTTATAAGACCTGTTATTTATCTCGGCATGATCCAAAGATATCTTAGTGGTCGCAAAATCTAAAAGCTCACAAATCCCATGAACTGCTTTTCTAGAGTGATGAGTGTTTAAACTAAAATTAGCGTAAACATCTTTAGTTGGTTCAACGGACGTAAAACTTGAAAGCACTTCTACTTTTTTCTTTGCAGATTCCCAACCTTTACCATGACCATCTAAAACACAATTTTCATGATTTTCTATTCCCATAGGGATCCCCACAACTAGCTGATTTCCTGTATCTGCATTTTGCGCAAACCATTTTTTGATACACTTCGGAGCACGACCAGCCATCTCGTCTGTAATTGGATAATCGCTATTTCCGGTAATTAGGATAGAGGGTTTGTGATGATCAGCTAGCCTATCAAACAAAGAAGACAAATAATCTGTTTTACAAAAGAATACATCCTCTCCATTGTGAAGCTTCGCAAATTTGTTGATTTGAATTAGTTCCAATATTATTCACCGACTTAACCTTCCCAATATACCATTCCACTCGTCATAAACCCTTTCTCGTCTTAAGACATTGTGTGTGGCCATATTAGCTGATATCTCTTTAGTATCTATTATATCAAGAAGTTGTGACAAATGTTCAAAAGAATTAAAATATTGTATATATGGCATATTTTCTTGGTCATAGAAATCTGATAATTTAGCCCAGTGCATCATCACTTCATTGTTTCTATAGTTGTTAGGATCTTTTACCCCCGCAAAAATAGAAGAGTTTGGTGGGTAGCCATGAACTTGATTCCAACTCAACTCAGACATAACCCCATGATCATGATATTTGGACCTCAATTCTTGCAAAAACTGATAACTAGGGAAGAATAAAGGTATATTTGCTGTATATTGCTCAAATATGGACATTGTTGAGGCATTATAGGGTACATGCACTATACCACGATAATTGGCCAGATCTTGCCAAGAATAGCCGCTTTTAAGCACTTTTTCCCTTAAAGACAATCTCGGTATCGATAAACTAGGTTTAAACTTAGAAGAATACAGAAATAAGTCTTCTTTACCAGTATACTTTGAATTTGTATATTCACATAAGCTGGGAATTACTTGCCATTTTCTTTGTGTGTATAACTCAGTATATCCTGAATCATATTTGTTGTTTGATACCGGTATAATTTGACCGCTATCAATGCCGCCTTGCAAGTACTTATTAAATTTAATCCACTCGACCATATTACCCGAGAAAGGATCTTCATACCTAGTACTAGCTACAACTATGATCGGTTTATTGAATTTTTTATATAAGAGAGAGAAGCATGGTGTGTGTGTTACTATGAAACCATCATATTTAGACAACTCATCTTTATAATGATCATAGAATCTATCTGCTAAATCTTCATTTATATTTCTCCAAGTATTCTGGTTCACATGCTTTACTTGCTTTGTCTTCTTACCCATAAGCCATGCATGGCCAGAAATAGACCAATCGTCTATCTCGTGCCCCAATTCTTTAAATATATGTTTAATGTCAGCGATTACTGATATGTGTAGATCTAGATTAAAAAATTTCACTGCAGCGCTGCTTTGAGGGCTGATATATGTTCTTGTACGGTCTGTTCGTTTTCATCGAAAACTTGGCCAACAAACTCATAATTTTCTCTTAATATTGGGAAAGAGTTTTTTTGATAAAATTCATCATGGATCATAACATCATCTTTTATAATCGGCATAATAGTTTCTGCCAAGAATTCGTAATCTGTACCATAAGAATCTCTCTTATTTGATGTGTTAATAAGATTCTTGATATCCGGGATAACATCCTTTTTACAACCCCACATGCCGCCCAATATCGGATATCTATGCCACGGATGGTCTCTCATTATATGAAAACCTTTGTCGCTAGCTAGCCATTCATCAACTGCCGCCTTCTCTCTCTTATTAAGACGCGAGTCGGTATCTCTACTAATCATCACATCAACACCGTCTTCTGATGCCGGTTCAAATCTCCAATACATACCTGTCCAATCACCAAACTCAGTCTTTTCAACCATTTCTACATTGTCAAATGATTTAAGCTCGTGAATATATCCATAGGGAACACTAGAAGCTACATAATAGCGACATGTCCAATCCGGATAAATCTCTTTAGCCAATTCAGCATTTCTAATTGCACCAACAAGATATTTTGAAGAAGTCCCCCAAAGGGAAAAGGTTATTAGTTTCATATTAAATATACAACTCATACTTTCCTTCATATTTTTTAAACAAATCATGAAGAAAATTAACACCATTTTCTGGAGTATATCTCAGAAGAGGACGCATGTCCTCGTTGTGACTGAAGTACCTCTCCCAGCCGGCGTATCGATAAAACCGATCATAGGCTTCTTTGGCTGTATATGTTTCAAGTCCCGGATTTTTATCTTTGTGCACAAGAAAAACATTATTGTAAGTTAAATTTATTAATTCGTAACCATATTCTTTTGCCAATTCACACATCTTAGATAAACTCATTCCATAAAAATGAGAACTATCCCACCAATAATCTGGATCATATTTCACAGTAAATTTTATGGGGGGCGGGATTTTTTCATTAATTTCTGCAACTATCAATGAAGGAGTGAATTTGTTTAACAGAGCTTTTAAAACAAAGTAATCATACCCATCAATGTCTATATCAATAAGCTTTGGAGTTATATTATCTGTTATACCCTCGATGAGATCTGTTGCATTTGTTGGAGTTATCTTGGTAGTTATTAAATTAAAATTATTTAAATTCCAATTATCATAATAAGAAGCTTTTAATAAATCACATTCAAAGAATATAGTCAAATCCGAATCTATTATAAAATCCATGGCTAGATTATGCTCATAACTGGATCCGATATCTATATAAAACTTGTTATCTGGATCAATTAATTCTATATATTTTTTTAATGTAAGTTTGTCATTATTGCTATTGTTGTTTATTTTAGCAGCTTCGAATTCTACTTCTTTGAATTTAAAATGGGTCACTCAGTATCCTCGCCAACATCCATGTTTGCATATTTCTCATATATACCCTTTTCCTCTTCCCTCTTCCAACCAAAGTTATCCGGATTTGTAGAAACGCCTGTGGGATTAAAATAATACAAACCTACAACATCGTCCATTTTCTTGAACACACTCCCATTTGCAGCCGCCCTAAGCCACATCTCCCAATCACCAGCAGATCTATATTTTTCATCAAAAAGGCCATTTTCTTCATGAATCGACTTTCTCCACATAGGGCTGGCATGTGGCATATTCACCATCTTCAGACTCTCAAAAGAAAAATGTGGGAATGTGTATTTCTTTCCGCCTGAAGAATTATTCTCAAATGTCTCGTTTGGATTGTCTGTAATAAGCATATCGCCATAAACCAGATCAACACTTGAATCTAAGTACAACTCTCTTGCATGCTTTTCTAGAGAATTGATGGCTTTCCTATCATCTAAATTAGCATTCGTGATATAGTCCCCAGTGGCCAAATTAAGACCATAATTCCAAGTACCATAAATCCCAGGATCTGTATCCAGTTTTTCATAAACAATGTTGTCATGCTTTTCCAGGTATTCTTTAATAACAGATTCCTCGTTTCCGGGAGAGTCTGCATTAATAAGAATTAATTCACACTGATCAAATATAGATTGCCTTGTGATATCCTCCAAAAACGGACGGATGTATTCATCACCATCATAGACAGAAGTGATTATAGATACTTTTGGAAGATCTTTTTTAGAAACCTTTTTAACAGATGTGCCGGCAGCAACTGAAGCGAAGTCCTCATAAAGATCTTCAGCAACAAAAGTTTGTCGGATCCACTTACTCAAAGTCTTTGCTTGGCGAGCAAACCTACCATGGTCTTTGTACACTTCACGAAGACGCGATTTGTAAGAACTCTCGTTAGCGTAACACCACATTGAATCTGCTTGCAATACACCGTCCCAAACAGCTTCTGGTTGAACTGGTTGAAGAGTAAAATCAACTTTTGCAAAAAGCGGTTTTGTTCTCATTTTACCTTTTTTGTCTTTAACTGGGGCAAAAAGAAAATCACACTGGCCGCTCCACGCAGGAGCGATTACTGGAAGATTATTGTAAGCTGCCTCGAAAAGAGGAAGGCCAAAGCCCTCTCCGTGGGTCAAAGACACCAATGCTTTAATTTTCGGATGCTTATACAAACTAGTTAACTCACCCTCTTTCATATTACCATGTACAAGGTGGATTTTGCACTTCCTATCTTCAAAGTTACTCAAAAGATATCTAACGCGCTTTTCAGTATGCATCTTATCCAGAACAGAATTAGAAGCAATATTGGTCTTTACAACCAACCCCACCTCATCATTTTTAAACTCTTCAACAAACCATCGGATAGTGTTTTCAAGATTCTTCCTAGGCCCCCACTGTGCCATTGTCAAAAAATTAAAGTCATAACCCAAATCAATCTCGACAGGAATCGGCTCATGATCACGCACAGGATAATTCACAACAGTTATAGGCGTTTGGCAAAACAAGTCAATTTCTTCATTTGTCTGAGTATTTTTACCGGTATAAGAAGTATTTGCAAAAACAGATTTAGCATGCTCCGACACAACAATGATACGGTCCATCATGTTTGCTTTCTCTAGCCACTGGTGTGCAACTCTTGTAGTTTCGATGCCGGCAGTATATCCAACATTAATTGGCGCTATTCTCTCCCATTCGTTTGGAATGGTAACCTGCAGTGACATGTCGTAAGCCCCACCCTCCTGTTGATGCTGCACAGTCTTGAGAATAATGTCATCAAGCCACCTACGCTCTTCTGTATCCTCATAATGCCAGGAAGTGTTGCCCCAAGAAACAGGTACTAAATAAATATCAAACTCGTCTTCATATTCCCGAAGAGACCTAAGAGCAAATCTACACTGCTCTCCGTATCCGGATTGTGTTAAAGCCGGTCCTCTAACAATAACCTTTTTTTTCATGATATCTCCTTGCAAGTCCATGAGTTATAATTTTTCCTAGTTCCCCATGAACCGTTCTCTTCAACTACTTCATCCATAAGGCTAACCCACTTCTCGTTGAAGGTTTCAAAATTATAATTTTCCATCACGTGATGACGACCTTTGGCGCCAATTTCTGCTCTCTCCTCTCTCGACATGTTATAGATTTTTCGCATAGCATCTAAAAAGTCTTCTTTTGAAACCCTATCCTCATAAATATATGGAATATCTTGAGAGCCAATAATACATTTAGAAGCCGGCTCTAAGCCAATTCCAAACCATTCTTCGCCGTCTGTAACCTGTTCCTGCAACCCTCCCGTCATAGTGACAATAATTGGTGTTTCACAAGCCATGGATTCAAAAGTTGCTAGCCCGAAACCTTCAGCATCAGAAATGTTAATTGTGCAATCAGCCATATTGTACATGGCTGCCATGGCCTCTGGTGGGATCTTTTCTTTTGAAAAGAGTACCTGTCCTTCGTTAACTCCCAAATTTTTAGCTATTTCTTGCAAGTTTTGACCATTAGGGTCATTTGGATCTGTATGCATCAATAAGCATGCATTCTCGTGCCCAATTTCATCCAAAAATTCTTTGAACCAAAAAACAAGAGTACCACTCTGCTTCCTTCTAGCATTCCGGTTATTCCAGAAAAATATAGTTTTTTCTGCAACATCTTCATCGTCAAAATGCGCGGAACGAAGGCGAAGAATCTCGCTATCATCATACTTCTTAAAAATATCTGTGTCGACCGCATGAGGCAAATATACACTCTTCACATCTGGTGACACTGTTTTAACGATATCGTCCGTGACCTTAGATATAGTAGCAACACAATCGTTCGAATCATAGCCGGGTTTGTTATAATCTGGATAAGGATAATTATCCCAGACATGATAGTAAACCATCGGTAAAAGTGGGCGAATCTCGTCTTCCATGCCCCACAACCAACCCCAAAATCTAGGATCAGTCATAAACCAAAGCGCATCCGGTTTCTCAGTCCTAATTGCTGATCGTATCATGTCCGGATTACCATACCCGTCAATAGGTATAATAACCCAATCATCACCATAACCATCGACTTTAATTGGATCATAATTGTGGTGTTTAATAGCACCCCCCAAACAAACAAATTTATATCTACCAGTTTTAATCAATGCTTCAATAAAATATCTTGTTTGTGTGCCAACTCCGGATGGAGATAACGGATGATCACTTAATACTAATATCTTTTTTTTATCACTCACTCTGTAACCCCTTGTGGACAATGTTTGGATTTATTGCCATAAAACTCACAGCCACGACAAGCCGATCTGTTTTTTATGAAATTCTTACTTCTTATATTGTAAACCGCTTTATCCACTAAGTTAATAGCATTTTTCATTTTTATTTTCCCACTTGTTGTTTTCACAATTTCCACGTGGTTTTTCTTGGCAGTTCTCTTAAGGAGAGCAAAATATGTCTCCACTTTCTTTGGGTTAATGTTGTGTTTTTTGCAAAAGAAGTGTTTATACAGTGTCAACTGATAGGTTATCATTTTATCGTTCTTCTTTCTTGCGTCCCATCCCCACGAACAAGTTTTCCAATCAATGATATGATACTTCCCATCTTTAGTCTTAATGACCAAATCCACAAAACCTTTAAAATTATAATCATGGCCATCAATTGGCTCCAGCAGCTGTTCCTCTACAGAAACCAGTTCATAATCCTTGAAGTATGTGCCAAGCATAGGTATTGCTAGCGGAGCCAATTTGCGACCCTGCTCTTCCATACTTTTAATCATAGAATTATTAAGATCTTTTTTATCTAACCTCTCCACCTCTTCTTTAAAACACTTCATGAAATAGGCAGATTCATCAATGTTGTGGAATTCATTTACCTTCTTTTCTACTATTACTTTTTCGCACGTGCTATGAATTGCTGTGCCGAAAGCCGTGTATTCATTTCCGGTAAACGCTTTATGTCCATCTAGATGCACTAGTTTATGATAGAAAGGGCACTTAACCCAGTCTTTGAGTTGAGAATAGGATATATGTGGCATGTTGTTCCTTAGTATAAGTCTGTTAGTTCACTTAATATATTGTACAACACTGGACTAACATTTTGCAAGTACTTTCGGTCACCAATGAAAAATTCTTCGAAACCGTTAGCAAAGTACTCTCTCAAGGATGTTATTCCATATGGTGAAGAGAATAAACCCATCGTCATTGTGGTCAATACAGGATATCCGACAACTTCGTACAAATATTTATCAAACTCCAAAGAATATTCTGTTTTCATGAACATATCCGCAGAGGGTAGGAGATGTTCCTCATTATTTTTTAATATACTGTATAAGCGCCTTCTTTTGCCCAGAAACTCTTCTTCAAGCATGCCATTTCCATATATATACATAGAGAACGTGTTTTCAGAGGCATGAGCTATTTCATGGACGATATCATCAATCATATCCTCCTTGTCGTCTTGATCATTAGATACATAAATTGCACCATCTTTATAAAAAGCATTTGTCTGCCTCTCTATAAAATCATCAAACTGACCAACAAAAATCGACTCAACTTCATGAAGAAAGTGTGAGGGAATCTTATTTTCTACTACCCCCAACACGTCTCTGATATCTAGATGTTCTGGGAGCGGATCTTTAATGAAAACAAAAACATCGTTGAATGAGTAAAACTCTCTTTGCTCATCTAGGGCTTTCTGGTTCGAACGTTTAATATACTCAGAGATATTAGTTCTTGTCATTTTTTTACCCTATTTCGCATCTCTTCTAAAATAAACTTTTCCCCTTCTTCTACATCAGCTATGGCTTGTTTATACCCTCTAATCCAATTTTCCTCGGCAACCACTGCAAGAAATTCTGGGAATTCTTGCATCATCACTTCCACCACCATCTCTGTTACAACTTCCCCATTTTTAGGACTCTTTTTCTCTCCAACGTACTCAACCAACCATTCCTTTAAAGGAGTGTCCGGTTGAACCTCTTGTGTCAATACGGGATTTTCCATTATGCACCTCTTAGGTTATTATAACTAATATTATATCATTTGTCAACTAATTTTAAAGTATTCTAGCGGCCAAAGTAGCTACTTTGCTTCTCTCGCCCTTTTGCAAGGCAATATGACCAGCAATGTCATATTCTTTTAATTTTTCCACAGCATGTGTTAACCCATTCGATGTTTCATCTATATAGACATTATCAATCTGTTCGATATCACCAGTCAAAATAATTTTAGTTCCCTCACCGACTCTTGTTATGATTGTTTTTAGCTCATGTATCGTTAAGTTCTGAGCTTCGTCGATAATAATAAATGCATTTGATATAGAACGACCTCGAATATAGGTCAAAGCCTCAATCTCTATAACACCACTTTGCACATAAGTCTGCAAACCTGTTTTGTCACCCATCAAAAATTCCAAATTATCCTGAATTGGCATAAGC